AGGGGGCATAGTGAAGTGAACGATTCCGGTCGCAAGATCGCACGCGTAATACTGCGACGCTATATTTAATCCGCCGTTTTTTACATATACTATCGAATCGATATTCTGTTCGGCAAGATAGAAATCGCTCGCACTGCCGTCCGGAGAAAAAAGCTGCCGTCTTTGGGAGGTCAGCAAATTTATACCTTCATAAATCGTACCGCCGCCCGTCGGCGGCGTTGATACAGCAATAAGAGGCACGTAACCTGTCACCTGACCGACGGCTATTCCGTTAAATGCAAGGTATTTATTCCCCGTAAGTATATACAGAATATCGCCGAAAAGAAAAGCCTGCGCCGAAGCGGTATTAACCGAATATAGCAGTATGTAGGCGTCATATTCCTCTTTGTAGGCATAAACGCTTCCGGTCGTCACGACGATCACTGAGTCATAGTTGTTGACCTTACCGCTCCATATCAGAATGATTTTTTCGTTTACATCAGGCATTTTTCGGATAATCGCACTGCGTACAGCAAGCTTTTTTCCTGACGTTATTCTGATGTTGTTCATCGATACCGCGCTGCCGAAGCCACCGGTGACTTTGCGTTCATCAATACCCGTAAACGATTGTACCGTATAATTTTTTGTAGATTTCATTTTTATCTCTCCCGCTTATTTCTCCAGCACTACTGCGTTTGCGTCTCAGGTATAAACATCCGTGATGGATCGTACTCTGCCGCGCCGCTCTCTCGTAGCCTTGAGAAGCGCGTTTTCGAACAGAGTCCGGAAAAGCTTATATCTGTCATCATCCTCGGCAAGCATATACAGAGACGCGACACAGTACGGCATCGCTGTATATGCAATTTGTATATCGCTGTGTATTTCATCGCTCAGCGCCGTCACCGGCAGAAAATCTATTTCACGTCCGCTAAGCTGCGCTTCATACGGAGCGCATTCCGCGAGCGTGATATTGATATACGCCACAGCGCGTGAGGTAAAATAGCCGAGATCAGCCGGGCGCGTGCCGTCGCTTCGCCTTTCTGACATTATGTCAAGCGACATATCAAGAATATCCTGTGCTGTCATTATATATACCCTCCTGTTTTTACAAAATGGGCTGCCTTGGATAAGGCAGCCCCGAATAAAGAAGCACTTCTTCTTTACGCTTTTTCGATATAGCCAACCGCCGCGGCAATAGTCGCGAGATTGGCGCCGGAGGAAACGGGCGTGAGCTTTACTGTTATTTTTCCGGAATCCGATTTTACAAAACCGCTTTCGAGCTTGAACACGGCTGTTTTTCCTGCAGCAACGGTCGCTGTTTTTGCGGACTGCTTATCGGAATACCAAAAATCGCCAGGCATGAAGCTGACGGTGAGTGCGCTGGTATTGGCGGTGGGATTCGCGACGACGAGAAGCGCGCCTGTATCGGCTGCCGTCGGAGTGATCTCAAATTCCTCATCACCGCCGTCAACGGTGTTCGTTGCGGCGGTGAGCTTCATTTCATAGTATGAAAATGGGGTTATTACTTTGGTATTCGTTACTTTCGTAGCCATATAATCATTCCTTTCTTATATTCAGGCGATGGCATTGCTGCCGTTCACGAGAGACGCGCATACGAGCTCGGAGGGCTTGACTACCTTCGCGCCGAAGACGAGCCTGCCTCTGACAGCCGTGTCAAAGCTTGATTCCATGCGGTCGATGACCTGTGTATCGAGCACCTGCTCCGCGTAAGCTATTGCGCTGTACGAGCCTGCAAGGCATTGATATTTTGTGCTCGAAACGATGCTGAGCTGGTTGCTCACGAACATATCGAATCCGAGCTCATCGGTAAAGCCGATCGCACCTGTGCCGTTCACGCCCTGATTTATGGAAAATTTTATACCGGCAAGCATGAGCTTCGTCTTGACAAACGGAGGAACGACCATAAACGTGCGCCCGTCAGGTACGTTGACCTCCTCAAGCTTCTGCTTGATCTCGGCGATGATCTGCAGTACGTTCGACGGGGTCACTGTCGTCTCGGAGTATGACTGCCCTGCCTGCGCATAAAGTCCGAGAACATATTTGTCGACCTCAAGCTTGAGGTTGTGCGATGCACGACTCATCTGTGAGTCCTTAATACCTATGCCGCTCCTGAGCGCTTCGAGATCGTGCACCTTGAAGGCGAACACCTTATCCTGATCGATCGGCAGCACAACGGCGCTGTCCTCGATCTCCTCATAGGTAAGTGATCCGGTATAATCGGTCACAGACGGCTCGTTGAGCCCGATGAGCGTCACGCTGTCGCCGCGGTTTTTGATCTCACCGCTGTAAACGGTGTTGCAGATCCTGTTTGCAATGAGGTTATCCTCATTGGTGCGGAGTATCTCCGCGGCGATGACTTTTTCGATGCTGTTGTAGTTTGACATGTTTTATCCTTTCTTTTTCAGCCCTTCGGCTTATATTTTCCACTTCTTCATGGAAGCGATGATCTGTCTGTAATTCTTCTTCACCTCGGACGGCGACATTTTTTCGAGCTGCTGTATCGAGACGAACGGCACGGCTTCACTGCGCTCGCTACCGGACGGCGAAGCGGCGGCGTTGCTTTCGTTGATCTTTTTCGCCTGCGCACCGAGAAGCGAGCTTTCCTTTTCGAACAGCGCATACGCGGCTGTCAGCGGTACACCCTCGCACACGCTCTGCCACACGCTTTCCGGGATGCCCTCGGCATTCACGTCCGGGAACACGGTACGAAAGCGCTGTATATCATTTTTCATGCGCTCATCTCCAGCAGCTTTGTAACGCTCGTCGCTTTTTTGTTTTCGTGATTCGTTGAGCTTCTGTGCTATACCTTCGGGCAATCCGTCGGTCGGCTCGTAGGTGCGTTGTGCATAAAGCTGTTCGACGAAATCTCGTTCATCGAGCCCCTCTGCCTGAGCCATTTCGCCTATAAGCGAAAGAATGTAGTCCCTGTTCATCATTTTTCCTGCGTTAACTCCTTAGTTTGTTTTATTTTTATCTCGTCGACAAGCTCACGCTTTTTAGGTATGATGTTCTGCGGCAGCCGTTCGAGATACTGCACTAAATCAATGTGACCGCCGTTAAGAAGCGAGTCGAGCGCGTTCAATGTAGTCACTTCCGAATAATAACCCGTCGCGCCTACATCGATCCGGCATCTGAAGAGCGCCTGCATATATTTTTTTGCGTCGAAGCTTTCGTAACGGGTCGTCTCCTCTGCGCTGACAGGGATGAGTCTTCTGCTGTCGTAATACCGCATCATGAAGTCGAGCCATATCATCCCGAGATCCTCTATAAAGCGGTAGAGCTGCCTGCGCACATTTTGCAGCGGCATCGCCGACGCTTCCTGCATCGCGATTATAGCAGAGGTATTTCGCGGGTCCACATCGCCGAGAGCAGCGTCAGTTGCTCCCATGAATTCCTTCGTCTGACTTATTGCCATGCTGATGACTTCAAGTATTCCGCTTTGCATTGAGCCGCTTTGCAGCACCTTGGCGACAGAATCAACGCTGCCGTTGACGGCGATCGCCTCGCCGACCTTGTTCGACCAGTCCTCGATTACGGTGCTGTCGTAGACGAACTTCGAGAACGCCGTATCCATCATGTGCTTCATGACCATCGCAAAGGCTTTGTTTATGAATACCTGATTTTCGATCATCCCTGCCGCTGCCGATTCACCGTGCCATGAGTTTTTGATCTTCGTCCAGTTGAAGAAGCAGACGGGATACAGCCGCAGCCCGGTGGATACGTCGTCAGTGACAACGGCATCCTTCGTTATTTTGCGAAAGCATATGAAGCCGTCCTTGTCTCTGTACAGCTTTACAAGCGTGGTGCATTTCGTATTCTCAAGCTCGACAAGCCCGTAGTCACCGCTTTGCGTGTATACATCGCTGTCTGGGACGATAAGCGCGGCTTCCTCAGGCGTTCGCCTTGAACGCGCTGCCTGCGCTCTCACGTCATCGACCAGCTCACGCGCCGAGATGAGGATGTAGGGCTGCTTCTGGACGTCCTTACAGTTCGGATCGCCGAAAAACACGTTAGTCGAGTCGACAAGCTTTGTCACAAAATCGCCCTCAAACGGCTGACCCGTACGCTCGGACGGATCCCAATAGGTGTACGATACAGCATCACCGGTGAGAGCCGCGTCGAGCAGCGCATCGGCAAGCATATCATCCATTTTCAGTTTGTCCCAGCGCGCCTGAGCCGCGTCGTTGACCTTTACGGCGGCGCTTTCAAGCTCCTTTTCGTCAAGGCCTTGCGGCAGAGACGCCGAATAGCGCATTGAGGTTGCGTCGCTGAGAATGTTGGAAATGTAATACCCGATGATTCGCTTGAACAGATTAAAAACCGGAGTGGGCAATCCATTGTCTTCAATCCCCTTCCACTGCTCCGAGCGGTAAAAGCGTTCGTTCTTCGCCGCCTTCTCATACAGATCCAAACGGAAGTTGTACTCTTTACCCTTTTCGTACAGCTCCCAATCCGCATCAGTTTGCGGCCTTATTTTTCTGTGCATCATATGTCCTTCCTTTTTTTTTTGTAACGGATCACAAGTCATGCATTACTTGTAATCAATGTATTCACGCTCGCCGTTTTTTACCGTGTGCGTAAAGCTAAGCTCCGGACACGGCAGCGGCTGAGCTTCATTTTTTGCGTACGGTTCACGCGACATGAGCGCATATCTGAGCGCCTCCGGCGCATGAGTAATGTCGTGCGGAACGCACGCGCAGTCCTCCGGGACAGTATCGGAGAACATCAGCAGCGGAATGCAGCGTATCAGCTCGGTACAGCTCTCGAATATCTGCAAACGCGGTTCGCCGGATGCGGTGCTGAGGTATTCGCGCACGATCCGCCATCCGG